AAAATATATATTTAAGTAATATAGAACGAGTTGATGATTTTATTTATAATGTGATTACACCAATAATGGATTATGAAGGCACAAATTTTTTGAATAATGAAATAATATCAATGCTTTACAAAAAAAACCCTCATAAAATTGATATAAATTTGAAAAAAGAAATGCAAAACACCTTTTCGGGTCAAATAAAATATACTTTGGAATGGACTGATCCGAGACAACTTCCTGCAAGAAAACAAACAAATCTTTTCAGTTTCGTCAAAACTGATGACTTTAATCTTGTAAAGGGGTTTTTTGAGAAAAACTATCCCGACTTAATGAAGGTGTTAAACACTGACTATTATATATCAGCGGAAAAAATTGATAATGAACCTGATCCCCAAATCGTAGAGATATATCATGAAGAATTTGCAAAATTTTTTAAACGAGCATTGCAGTTTTATTACTACAAGGTGTTTGAGCCGGAATTTGAGATGTTTATACATTACAATTCAAAATTTTTGGAATTTGCAAAACTGTTTGATAATTTTTCTGTTTACGCTTTAAAAAATCTGAATATTCCGATGATAAAGAAGAAAGACTTTAAAGATTTGTTTAATAGAAGCCCATTATTTGAATCTAATAATGAGATTTTGATTTTACTTGCTGTATTTAAAGAACTTTTGAGGCGGGTTGATGTAAATAGTCTGAATTTCCTGAATATAAAAAATTTAAATCCTGTCTATTCTTACGAATTAAGAGAATATTATGAAAAGTTTTTAAAGAATAATCCTCCGGCAGACAAGTTGACCGAAAAATTGTATACAATATTCAGGAAAATTCTTGATCAAAAATTATTATTCAGATCTTCCTAAATAAAACATATGACTATAAATAATTATATTTTCAACATTTTATTAGAAAATATCATTAGCCCCAAGACTATTCTGAAAATGTTTGTTCAGGCAGGGTATGATGAAAGCGTGCTAAACGAGATTGCCAAAAAATACAATGAATCTTCTTTTGAAAATCTTTACAATAAAATATACGAAAAGGTTTCTTTTCGGGCCACCGACAGTGAAAAGTATGAACCCAAATTGATGGAAATGTACAAAATCATGAAATTTCTTGTCGATTATAAGGACAAGTATAATCTGGAAATGTTTGATTATTATGGAATGTCCCAGATGATGAGATACTCTGAAAAACTTCTGAAAAGCAGTTCCGTAGAAGAAATAAAGGACGTCCTTGAAAATGCCTATAAAAAGGCTGTATATACTGATTTTTCTCTGATGAAGGGAAAATATCCTTCAAAGAACGTCAAACTGTATTATCAGGATGAGAAGGTTGACGTATACGAAATTCTGGACGCGAAAGACATTTGCCTGAAAAGACTAGGTGCTGGAACTAATTGGTGTACGGCCAGAGGCATGTCTCGCGAACCGGAACCGCCGGATTTCAAGACGGCCAAGGAAATGTTTGATAATTATGTTCTTAACACCCACTATTATGTGGTGTACCCCAAACCGTTCAAGATTTGGTCAAAACCTGCCGGGGCTTACCGAAAATTCACTTTGCGTGCGCCTAAAACCATCAAAAGCGCTGACGAGTTTTTTGAACTTGTTTTTAAATTTGCTCAAAAAAATTCGTATTTTTTCCGGCTTGTCAGTGAGGGCAAAGGTATTTTTGATTATAAAAATATTGTCAGAAAAGACTTTCAAAGCCTGTTCAATTTGTTGTTTCCAAAACTTGAAAAAGATATCAGAAATCTTGTTAACAATACAACCAATAAAGAAAGCCATATTTACACGTTTTATAAGCATTTTCAGGATGATGTCGGATCGCCGCCGGATTTTGATGCATATTTGGAAAAAACAAAATCCGAATCGTTAAAGGCTTTTGTGGAAAATCTTACTGAATATTATACCTTTTTCATATCCACCAATGACAGGATGATGGCTGTATACTGGCTTTTCAAGGACTTTTTACGGTTCCACAGCGTGAGCTGGCTCCAAGAATTTGCAAATTATAAATCATTGATTAAAAATGCCTTTAAAGAATATTTTCCTTTTGAATGGCAAAATGAAAGACAGTTGCAACCCTTTGATGATGTCCTGCTCTTTAAAAGGAATGTACAACAATTTTATCTGGTGAAAGATTTCTTTGCTAGTCCCAAATTTCCCGTAAAAGATGCCTTGAAGATTATAAACTATTTTGAAAGTGAAGAAGCAAAGAGTTTGTTGAATGCGCTTGATTTTCAGGCATATCAGGAACTTTTTGAAGTAATGCATGAAGAAAGTGTAAAGTTTTTTAACAGGTTGTATGAGTTCATGTATAAAGAGAGAAAACGGACAATGAATCATAAAGACGCTGTTTTTCTGAAAAATGTGGATGTTCTTTTGACAGAAGAATCCGTTCCAGAAGTTATATCCCGGCTAAAAGAATTGTATTCAGAAGAAGATTTAAATACTCTTTTAAAGACATATACATTTGTTTACGCTGATACGATTGAAAAATTTGTTGATAAAACAATAAAAAAGCTTCTTTATTATTGGCGTGAAGAGGAAGAAGCACAAGATAAATCCAAACCTCCATCATATACACCTTCCACAAAAGAAGCTCTTGCTTTATTACAATTTTTGGTTGAATTATCAAAAAAAGGTTTAAAGCTTGATTATAAAGGAATTAAAGCTTTAAAGAATTATGGAAAGATTATTGTAGAATTTAGAGATCCAACACCAAGACGACTGCTTCTGAAAGCAAAAACAATCAATGATTTTCTTGATTTTGTCAAAATAATGGAAGAAAAATATAGTAAATCAGGTTCCGATTCACCAGAAAAACTTGCCAAATTTGATTTGGTATATCGTTCTAAAGGACAATCCGGTATTGAAATTTATCATGTGAATGTAGATCGTGGAGATTTGTGTAACGTTATCGGTTTTGGAACAGGAACTACATGGTGTACAGCAAGACGCAAACGGGCAGATATGCCTTCCCAATACAAGGAAGGAGAATTTTATATTATTATTCCATTTCCATATAAAGAAAGTGAAGAAGCCTATCTTGAATTTGGTAAACATGAGTATTACAAAATGGCTATGTTTATTCGGGAACCTGAAATGAAATTGGATCTGGATAAACTGAATTCCTATCAACCAAATAAAACTGTCATTCAGAACGTTTTAAAAGATTTATTAAAATATTTGATTGAAAATATTATCAATCAAAGAGAATATGGAAGTACTGATGTAGAAGCGTTTCTGAAGGCTCTGAATACAGCAGATAATCTTTCGCTTTTAAAAGAAAAAATCAAGGGATTTCTCAATCGCTTTTCAATTGAAATATTTCTCTATGAAAAAAGTGAAATGTATTTGATATCCAACCTACACAATTTAATTTTACTTTTGTATATTCTTTTACATTTAAACTCTGGGGAAAAAATAAACATTAATGTTTTTTCTGATATTGTTTCTCCAACATATAATATACAACAATTACATATCTTTTATAATAAAATTGGAAGCCCAGAGACCTATGAAGAGTTTATTAAAAAATCTTTTAAAGCGATTGATTTAAAAACAGTTTTAGAAAAATATTTGGATAAAAAATATCTTAGAGAAAACCAATATTGGTTTATATTTGATAGAATTAATCGATGGGCTTTCATAAATAGTTTATATGAATCCAGAGAAAAAGGGGAAGAATATGAAAGCTTTGTCAAAAGAGTTTTTCAGCTTGATAATGAGCGTCTGTTAATAATTTTAACCTTGTTTAATGATTGGTGGGGAATGAATAATGAAAATAGTATTTATGAAATTTTGATTAAACCATATCATTTTGAAATTAATGATAATATGCAAAATAAAATTCTGAGAAAAACACAGGGCAGCGATCTTAAAGATGCTATCAAGAAAACTTTTCCTGAATATGCTGAAGAAATTATTTCGTTCGCGCCTGTACAGAATCTTATCAAAAAAGTAGAAGAAATATATGGCACACAAAAGAAGATGTACAGCGATACCATTAATAATCTTCTGAACCGTATTAAAAATGCTTACATAGAAGTTTTGGATGAAAATTACGATGAATTGATAAAAGATACTTTGAAAATATTTGAAGAAAAATTCAACAAACAGCTTGAAAAGATTTTTGAATTTCTGAAAATGTCTATAGTAACAGAAGATGATGTTGATGTATTGGCCGAACGTGTTGCCAATAGCTTCAAAAAGTATAAATATACTCCACAAATGATTGAAAACATTGAAGAAAAGATAATTTCTTTACGAAAAAACACTTTATTATACAATCCCCCAGAACTGGCAACATTTACAAAAACCTTTTTTGAGAAAGTAAAGAGAAAACTCTGACTATTGACGTTTTAGCACCCACCATGTTATCATTATTATGGGTTATAGAGTAATTTTGTCTTTCTTTTGTATAAATATTAGAAGAAACAGGAGAATAAATAGTTAATATGAAAAAATTTAAAGACCTTTTGGAATCTATCAATCAGGATATATTTAATTTTACCAATCTTATCATGGAACAAGCCATCGAAAATGATTATTCCTCCATGACGCCAGATATTTTTGCAGAAAAAGTGGAAAATTTGCTTGCTGCATCTGTTTACACCAAACTGGCCTACATGCTGACAGAAGCAGATACATATCCTGAAGAAGTTATCAAAACAAGCCTTTCCAAAATCCCGGAAATTTATGATACATTAGAAGATTATAAGTTCAGATTAAAAAACAAGATGTATACCATCAATTGGGATGGTGAAAAACTTTCTGTTACTGATGAAAATGATGTTGAAATTTTTTCTGATGAAGCTCAGACACTTGAAGAAGTCAAAGAAAAATTATTGAAATTCTTTCTTCAAAATCAGGATCAAGAAAAGGATCAGAATGAACAAGATACGTCCTTATTTGGCGAACCATCATTTTCTTCAGAAAAAGAACAGGGTAAATATGATATTGATGAAATGATTGCATCAACAGAAGATCAAGACAAGAAAAGAAAATTGGTAGTACTCAAGAATTATCTGATTCCTGATTTTATAAACATTTATGTAAAAAGTAAAGAAAAGAGGGAAGCGCTGGTTCAGACTCTTTTGAAGCACATAGACGAAGAAACCGTACCAACATCTATTCCGTCTTCAGTTAAGTCAACAATTATTACACTATTTTTCATTCTTATGGATGTTCTATCAGATGATAGAAAACTGGCTGATATTTTGACAACAAATCTTTCAGGATCAGTAATTTACGAGTCAAAGAAAACAAAAAGGCGCAGAAAATCAATTGTTGATAAAGTTTCGCGACAATTGGAATATCTACTCAGAATTGGTTTGACTGACAAACGCTTCGTATTGCGTCTGAAAAAAGCTTTGACGATGGATAAAGTATCAGCAACAACAATCAAGATGTACCGTGACCTCATTTTAGATCTGTTGTCCGAAATTATTGAATATATTGAAAAAGATAAAACAATTTACAACAGAATCAGAACAATTCTTACAAAAAAGAGCAATCTGATTGAAGAAAAGGATGTAGCAGAACTTCAGGAAAAGGTTCCACCAGATTTCCCTAAATCTTTGGAAAAAAAGCTGTTGAAATTTTATAAAGATAACCCTGAACTGGCTTATGCCACAATGTGGAAAATTCACAATTTAAGACAACAGAAGAAAAAGAAAGAGAGAGAATAATATGAATTATCTTCTAAAAATTACATTGGAAAACGTTGACTATATTAATGAAAATCTGGAAAAGCTTGGAAAAAAACCTCTCAAAGGGAAAAAGGATCTAATTGATTTCTTTATTGAAATCAACAAGATAATAGGAACAGTAAAGATATACAATGATGTGATGTTGTCTGTTAACGAGATTCTACAGATTATTGAAGATTATAAGAAATATCAAGAAGAATATAGAAACAAAGAAGAACCTTTTATTGTTGAACATGATTTACCATTATTTCTTGAAAACAGTGAATTAATTACAGAAGTAATGTTTGTAAAGAAAACAGAAGACAGTAATGAATTTTTCATGGTAAAAGCTGATGAAGTGAAAGGTGTACCAGACAAAGAAATTGGAGAATTAGTTCTGACTGTAAAAATTAATATAAAGTCAGAAAATAAATTTTTTATCAGCCCTGAAGTAAATATGGTTACTTATGAATTAAACGATGATGATGAAAGTTTAATGGAAGATGTAGATATTTCTGATGAAGATTTGGAAGCTCAGCTGGACGCAGAAAGTGAAAATCTGGAAGATTATGCTGATGAAGAAGATGCAGAAACAGAAGAAGATTTTGATCCTGAATTGGCAGATGACAGTATTTTGAAAGATTTAATGACAAATATTATTGTCAGCAAGATTTATACTGGCGGGTATGAGTATCCTAATGAAGAAACAATTGAAGAGCTTGCTGAACAATTGGTAAACATGATTAACGATCATATAGAAAATAATTTATATAAGATAAATTATAATGCTGAAGAAATTTCCGACACAGAAGAAGATGAAAAGGATGTAAAACGTCAACTACCACCCCAACCAGTTGATGACCGTCATTCTGTTGTTCAATTAAAAAATGATGTGGATGTAGAAATGTTTGAAAGTAACAAGAAATGTTATGTTATTACAGGTGTTAATGATGAACGACAAATGACTTCAATGGTCTTTTTTGAATCCAAGATGGAAGATGCTATTGAAGCATTCAAGAAGTCTGTTGTTGAAATGTATCCTGAAAAAAGTTTATCTTCTTGGCAAATTAAAGAAACATTAATTTTGGATCCGGGAGAAATTTTTGGTGAAGAATACGACAATGAAGACTGATAAAAAACAGTCTGTTCCTGCACCAACACCCCGGATAACCAAGGAAAGTATAAAAAATTTTGCCAAACAGAACTATACACAAAATCTTATTGAATTTGAAAAAGATTATTTGATAATCAAGTATCTCAAGGGACAACTGAATAAATTTATTAATAACAAAAAAATAAATAAAAGGTTGGTATTGAATTATATTATAACCCTTAATAATGTGTTTGTTTCTCCATATGTAGTAGTAAAAATTTTGTTTTTGGAATGTGATAAGGAGGTTTGGGGCGTGCTTGCAACTTTTTTGAAATTTTTGAATCTATTACCTGAGAGAATTTATTTGGGAAAGCGGGTATATATTAATACAGAAGCAATTATTGATCACGGATTATTGGAGTCTTTAAATGAACTTTAAGAGATTTAAACAATATCTAAAAGAGGAGGAAACGGGTCAAGTTCCGGTTAATAATACAACACAAGTAGATCTGACTCCTTTTGTTTTCAATACAATATTAAGGAGAAGGGACAAGAAAAATGTCAAACAACCCAAGAAATATGTCAAACAACCCAAACTGTCCAAAAAGACCAACGACAGAACTTGATTTTATCTATGAACAAATGACAGAAATTAAAAAGTCTGTAGAATGTTTGTCCAAGAAAATAGATGACTTGCAAACAAGACTTCAGGAAGATTTTAACGAATTGAAAGAAGAAGTTGTTGAATTGCGGCCATATAAAACAAGATTTGATTCTTTTGTTGAAGAAAACATAGAAATCAGAACAGAAACAGAAGCAATTCGGCAAGAACTTTCCTCAATTAAAGGAGTTTTTATAAAATCTTTGATAGGTGTTGTTTCAGCCGTAGGTTCATTTTTAGTGTTTTTTTTAAATTTTTTAAAACAATAAATTGAAATAAAACACAAAATATGACGTTAAACAAAAACTTGCCAAACAAATTGATTATGTGCTATAATAAAGTTGTATGGCAACTTTAATCATATCAAAAATGGATAAAAAACCACCAAAAAATTACGTTAATAATAGTGAATTTCTGGAAAAAATAAAGGAATTCAAGAAAATTTACAGAAAAGACGAAAGTACCCGTATACCAGAAGATATTGCTGAAATAATTTTAAACATTGCAACAAATTTGGCAAAATCTCCAAAATTTAGCGGATACACTTACAAAGATGAAATGATTTCTGATGCAGTTTTAAATTGTCTTGAAAAAATCCACAACTTTTCTCCTAGAAAATCATCAAATCCGTTTGCATATTTCACTCAAATCATCTATTACGCTTTCCTCAGGCGTATTAAAGGTGAAAACAAACATTCCTATATCAAAGACAAATCTCTTCAAAAATTTCAACATAGAATGCGCCTTGAATACAAACATATCAAAATCAAAGACTATCATGACACAGACAAATCTTGGGAAACGTTTGAAGAGACCCCGAGAAAAAAAGCTTCTGTTTCCCGCAAGCGCAAGAAATCTTCCTGATTTCGAAGGAGTTTGATTAATGACAAAAAAGACTCTTGTTTTTGGCGATATGCATTTCGGCATTCGCGGAGATTCCAAACATTTTCTTGATTATCAGAAAAAAATTTCAGAAGAAATGATTTTTCCGTTCATTGATCAAAATTTTCAAGTTATTGAAAAAATGATTTTCTTGGGTGATATTTTTGACAAACGAAGACAAATCAATGTATTTACACTTGGCAAGGTTAAAGATTTTTTTGACAAAATCAACGAATATGGTATTCCGGTATACATTATTATCGGAAATCATGACACTTTCTTCAAAAATACAAATGAAATCAATTCTCCATTCATGATTTTTGACAAATATGAAAATATTACTGTAATTGATAAAATTCCTGTTGAAGATGGTAATAACATTTATTGTCCTTGGATCAATGACAGCAACAGAGAACAATGTATGAAAATGTTGTCTGAAACACAGGCAAAATATGTCTTTGGCCATTTTGAGATTAATAATGCTCAATTGGTAGGAAACACCCGGTGTGATTTTGGTATTGATGATTCATTTTTCAACAAATTCAAGTATGTATTCAGTGGACATTTCCATTTTCGGCAGGCTTTTAAAAATATTCTGTACACTGGTTGTTTGTGGGAACTTTCCCGCGATGATATGATACAAACCAAAGGGTTTTTTGTTCTTGAGAAAGAAAATGGAGAAATCAAAAACATTGAGTTTGTTCCAATCACAGACAAATACAAGATTTTTCACACTATAACCTATGAAGATGAATTGAAACCCCTTCCTAATGAAAAATCTCCAAATTTTGAAGAATTCAGAAAAAAATATGAAAATACCTTTGTCAAGGTAATCATTAAAAGTTGTAAAAACAAGGTATTATGGGCCAAATTTCTTTCACGTTTGGAAGCAATGTCTCCGGCAGAAATCGTTTTTGTAGACAATACAGAAGATAATTCTGAAGGAAAAGATTCTGTAGAAGAATTTATCAAACACACACAAAATACCGACTTGCTGGATGTGGTAAAATATTACCTTGACGAGTCTTTTAAGGATTCTCCAGAAAAAGTAAAGGAAATTTTTGAAGAATTCAAGAAAATTTATCAGGAATCTCTTGAAAACGAGGTGAACGAATGATTGAATTCAAAAAGGTAAGATACAAGAATTTCCTGAGTTCCGGTAATACTTTTCAGGAACTTGCCCTGAATGAGGCAAAGACAACTCTCATTTATGGCAAAAATGGAAGTGGAAAAAGCATGATTACTGATGCAATTACTTATGCTTTATATGGAAAACCCTTTCGAAAGATTAACAAGCCGCAATTAATTAACAATTATAATAAAAACAATATGGTGGTTGAGCTTGAATTTTCTTTGGGAAATAATAAAGAATACAAAGTTGTGCGGGGGCAGCGTCCCAATATTTTTGAGATTTATGAAAACGGAAAGTTGATGGATCAACCCAGTTCTGTTTATGATTATCAGGATTATTTTGTTAATAATATTCTAAAAATGAATTATAAGTCATTTACACAAATTGTTGTGGTTGGTTCAGCAACATATGTTCCTTTTATGCAATTAACCCCGAACGACCGCCGGGCAGTAGTGGAAGATTTGTTAAATATTGATATTATCAGCAAGATGAATGTTGTATTAAAGAAAAAAATTTCAGAGCATAATGACAAATTAAACAAAATCAATAATGAAATCAATCTGTTACGGGAAAAAATCAAGATCCATAATGAGTATATCAAGACAAATTTGGAGACGCTGGAAAGCAGTATTAATGAAACAGAAAAATTGCTTTTGGAAACAACCCAAAAATTGAAAGAAAAGGAAGCTGAAGAAGCTGCCTGTCTGGAAGAATTGCAGAAAATTGAAGATGCCAAGAAAGCCTTGACAAAATATCTTGAAATTCAGCAAAAATTGATGGAATCTCAGACAGAACTTGCAAAAAAGTACAAAAATATACAAAAATTCCTTACTGCATTTCTTGAAGAAGGTTCAGTTTGTCCAAGATGTTTGCAACCTATTGCAGAAGAACATCGAATGAAAATCCAGAAAGAAAAGGAAAATGATCTAAAAGAATTTGAAGCATTGTTGGAAGAAATTCAAACCAAACTGATTGAAATTGCTCCCAAACTTGAACAATACAAGGAATTGGAAAAGGCCAGTTCAGAGAAAACAAATCAATTGATTCGCCTTAAGCAGGATTATAACAGCATCAAATTGTACATTCAAAAGCTTCAAAAGGATTATGAACGCGTGACAGAAAACAAGAAGAAAATTCTTTCTTCAATTGAAGAAAATATAACAGAAGACCATTTAAAATTGGGAACGTTGGTAGAAACTCAAAAAGAAATGTTGCATAAAGAAGAAATTTATGACAACATTTTGTCCATTTTGAGAGATGATGGAATAAAAACAAAAATTATCCGTTATTATTTGCCAACAATGAATATGCTTATCAACAAGTATCTGTCTTTGATGAATTTCAACATCGGGTTCCATCTTACTGAAAATTTTGAAGAAGTGATAAAAAACCTCTCCAAAGAAGGATTTTCTTACGAAAATTTCTCTGAAGGAGAAAAGCTCCGCATTGATTTGGCCATTTTGTTTGCTTGGAGAGAACTTACAAAAAACAAGACAAATATGATGTCCAATTTGTTGATTATGGATGAAATAATGGATAGTTCTCTGGATAGCAACGGAACAGAAGATTTTCTGAATATTGTTCTGAAAGTAGTGGAAAAAGGAACCAATGTGTTCATCATTTCACACAAAGATGAACAAATCATGGACAAGTTTGATGCAGCAATTTATTGTGAAAAACCGGATGGAAGATTTACCAGAATGAGAAGAATTTTTTAAAAATTATGAAATTTCAACAGTATCTTCTCCATATGGAACAAACAGAGTAAAATTTTTGGCGGCAGGATTGTTCCGTGAAACACCTTTCAGTTTTAAGCCGATGATTGTTCCCGGTTCATTCAAGTACCGGGCATCATGCTTATCACCATCTTCAACTTTGTAGCGTTTTCCTGTTTCTTTGTCAATAACCCATTTTGGCAATGGTTGAGATTTTGGTTTTTCCAAAGCAAAGGTTACAGCAACATTTCCGCCTCTTTCAAGATAATCCCGGCACTCTTTCCAGTTGGATCTTGCAGGGCCTGTATAAGAAAGTGTCAAATGATAATTGAGAGGCAATTCCTTTTTTGTTCTTTGTGGAATTTTTGTATAATCATAAAATTGTACATCTGGAAACAAATCAAACAACTCCTGAGAAATAGTTTCCCAAGGAATATCAGATGTACCATTAAGTCTGACAGCAAGAAGTTTTCCTTCTGCTTCAGCTTTTTCATTGTATTCAACAATTTCTCCGGCCAGTTTGTAAATAAATTCTTTTGGGTGATTAAACATAAATTTGGTCTTGTTTTTCTGGGACTGTTGTACATTGGAATATCTCATATTTCCGGCAGTTTTTCCCAGACAAATCTGTTCACAATCTGGAGTAGAACAGGGACAAATATCAATTCCTGAAGATGTGGAAGGTGCCAAAAAAAGACCTACAGTATATACTGTATCCAAATCACTTGTTTTTTCCAACTTTTTATTTCCACTTTCTGGTGTTAACAACTGGTTTGGATAAATTTTGTTAGCTTCTTTCTTGAGTCGTTTAATTTCCTGATATGATTTTCCTTTTAGTTCTCTGACAGCTTCAAGAACCTGTTTTCTAAATTCATACCAAGAAAATTTCTTTTCCTTTTTATCATCCAAAACAGGAGGAAGTTCAACTTCTTCTGCAAGAAGGAAAAATTTTTCAATTGGAAAATAATATTGTTTATATTCAGTTTTTCTTACATATTCAAGAAATTTAGATAACCTTGAGTTCGCCATAAACTGTTGTTACTCCTGTTCCGTCGATTATAACCCGGTTATTTCCAGCAGTACTTAGATAAATTGAACCATTTTCCAAATTGCTAATTACTATCCCTCCGGTTCCTCTATTAAAAATGTTCAATACTCCATTAGCCCCGGCTTCTCTTATAATTCTGGAATCATACAATGTATATGTTCCAGATTCTGAAAAGAAATCAAGAATTGAATTTCTGTCACCAGAACCAGAATTGGAAATAGAAATTCTTGAAGATGTAATATAATTATCTCTGATAAGAACATCACCATAAAATGTAGATGATACAGAATATGTTGTAGTTCCAATATAAAATTGTCCTGATGTATTCAAACGTATAAGATCTTGTGATCCAAATTGGAAACTAAACCATCCATTTTCCAATTTGGTAAAATATACACTTCCCGTCCCTCTATAAGTGAATACAGTATTTCCATTAGCTCCAGCTTCTCTTACAATACTCATACCGGGATCATAAGTTGTATTGGTATGAAATGTAATTGAAGCTTGTCTGTTACCAGAACCGTTTGTATTAATTGCAACAGTTGAACTGGAAATTGTTGTATTATCTGCATTAATTGTTCCTGCAACATAAAGCAACGATCTTTTAGATGTAGTTCCGATAGATACATTACCATCACTAAAAATTGTCATTCTTTCAATATTAGATGTAGTCTGTGTAGTATAAAAGCTGATTTTTCCGGGATATGCTGAATCAGAAAATGTTCCGTCAGCAGCACAAACAATTGCCGCAGATTCTCCAACAGTTGTTGTTCCATATCCATAAAAAAGCACTTTTCCAAGAAAATCATTAGTAACAATATTTGGGTTTTTCTTTCTTATAAATGCTATAGTACCAGATTGAATAGGATTTGCGTTTGCTGCTATTGCATAAATATGAAAATTTGTAAGATCAATATATGCACCACCAAATTCTAAAAAGTGATCTGAAACTTTTACTGAAAGATTGGAAGAAAATGTTGCTGTGCTCGCTGTAACACTATTTCCACTAACAGTTCCGGTAGCGCTTAAAGTTGTTCCTGAAATTGTTCCTGTTGAGTTAATATTGTTTACAAATAGTGTATTGGAAATTGTGGTTTGACCTTGAATATTTGTTGTACCGGAAACAGTCAATGATGTTAAAGTGCCAACACTTTGCAGGTTACTGGAAACAATACCGGAACCAAGAGAAGTTGATGTTAAAACCGAAATACCATTAATTCTGTAAGATCCTGTTGTATTTACATCTCCTGATACGTCTAATTTGTATGAAGGATTCAATTGTCCAATACCAACATTACTTGATGTTGAATCTACAACCAATTTATTTGGTGCAACCGTTAAACCACCAGCAATATTTAAAACGTTTGTTGTATAATTGAAAGTTAATCCAGACGAAGCTCCAAATACTCCATTCTGGTTGTATTGAACCTGAGTATTAGAGCCAGCAGCAGCCTGAGATGTCTGAATGGATGAAATTTTTGCCTTTTTAAGAGCATTTCCTGTACTGTCAAAAATCATTACATAGTCGTTTGAAGATGCAATTGGTTTTTCTGTCAGGTCTGTAATTATTTCATTATTTACAGAAAAAGAAACTGTAGTTGCAGTTTGGGCACCTAAAGTAATGGGGCCTGTCAGTGTTTTATTGGTATAATTACTATCCCAAACAACAATCTGGGAAGTGTTAGGAGTTCCCTGTGTAACAATAGATCCTGAAGTTGCAATAAATTCTTCTACTACGTTAATAATAGAATTCGTTTTTTCAGCCCAAACTGAAAGATTGTCTCTGGCGTTTAAACGGATCAGTTTTACTGCTTTTGCCATATATTTTATTTATCCTTGGACAACAATTTGGTTTCCAGTTGTTCAATACGCCGTTCCAAAGCCCGGATTCTTCTTAACAATTCCTTCATAATTCCATCTTTTTTGACAATCAAAGCCATTGTTTCAGGATCTCTATAAATTTGCTTTTCTTCTGTTTTGATGTAATCCATATAAAATTACTCCAAAGCAAGAATTCTTAGACGTTTTACCTTTGGAACAACACAGGTGTTGGAAGAAAGAAGTACAATTTTTACCTGAAATTCAATAAAATTACCAATATTTGTTACCGGATTACCTGAAGCATCTGATGGAACAAAACACACTTCGAAGAAATCGGATTCTTTATTGGAATAAACTGAATTAATATTGTCTGTAGGAACAGTTTTTTCCCAAGATTTCTCATAAATTGTTCCAGCGTCTGATTCCCTCAAAACCCGATAAAACACTTTAACATCAGTGTTCTGAGGCCTGTACATATCAAGATAAATTCTCAGATAATTGGAAACGTCAGTTAATGTTACTTTCTTTGTAATATACCGGGCATATGCTTCACCACCAGTAGCATTTGTTTCAAATGTTGAAGTAATTGCAGGACTGTTAATAATATTTTCTACAGCTACAAAATAATTTCGTTGCAGATTGATTACTGGAGATACAAATTGACCCAGTGTATCTGCTGTTCCATAAATTCCTATACGGAAACTTTCATTTGCAACATCAATTTGACATGGAGTGGGCAATTCATAATTGTTACCGGGAGTAAATGGCGTTTCCGATCCCAAAGATCCTGAACCATATTGTTTTGCTCTAAAAGTATAAGAAAGTCTTATATTGTTGAATGGATTGAATACAGACAAACTTGTACGGAACAGATTCATAATATTTCTTGCATCTGAAGCATTTTCTATATCAGCTTTTCTCAAAACACCAAGCAACGAGCCTTGTGTTATTGTTTCTGTTACTGAATTAGACAAAGTAATTTTGTTTTCAACGTAATTTATTCCTGTAATTGTTGTATTGGCAGGAATTCCTGAACCACTTACAATAGAACCAATAACAATATTACGTTCAGTCAAATTTCCGGCTCTGATAATATTACCACTTGAAACATTTTCAAGAACCGGAATTGTAACGTAAATATCAGGCTCTGTTGAGGGGTTCAGGAAATCTGTCAAAACCATGTTAAAGGTTGTTCCGGTGAAATTACACATTTTGATTGTAAATTTCAGATCCTGTGTCTGTTCAGCCGTCCATGTAGAAGCGTTTTGTGACTTGAAAAAGCTTCCGACATAAGGCTGTTCGGAAATTAATGTATTGGTGGAAATTTCCTTTTCGCCAATTTCTGCAACCCAGACTTCATATTTGTTACTGTTGGAGATCAAAACAATAGAATATTCTCCGGGTTTCAAATATACTGGAGCAGGAAAACTGAATGTTGTTGCGACGCTTCCGTCTTGGCTTGTTGAAACCTGAGAAGCTGGTTTCAGAACTTCTACAAGAATTTCAATATTGGAAGGATATCCATTTACATTTTCTCTGATTTGCAGAATAACCGGAATGGCATTGTCTTTACTTGCAAAGAAAATATCAATTTCCTTGATGAAAAGCCCGTTTGGATAAATTACAGGATCAACAAAAAAGCTTTGTGCCAGAGGATCAACAGGTTGTACTACAGTTTGAATTTGTGAAGTTTCAAAACCAATGGAAGCTGTTTGAATGTTGAGTGTAACTTTTTCTTCTTCAAGACCTTGTGCAAAATACTTTGCTTCAGCAAAGGTGGTTTCCTGAGATCTGTTATTTGTAGAACTGTCTGTCAGCCGGAACAAACGTTCTCCGGTAAGGAATTTATTGGCAGGAATATTGAAAGTTCCACTTACTTCTCCGGCACTATTGGTAATCAAAGTGCTTGGAGTAATATATTGGGAAACCGGGACATCATCAAAAAATGCATATACTTGTGTATCCGGCTTCAGACCTTTTGCAGTAAAGGTTACAGTTCTTGGCCTGATATAAGGAATATAATCTACATTAACAACAACATCCCCAAGATTCGTATTTTGAATTTGAATTGTAGGACGAAGAACTGTTTGTGTTTGAACAAGTGCTCCGGTAGGTCTGTTTACAACCTGTTGTGTTCTCTGAAGCCGGGCAGGAATTACTGCTGTAGCTCGTTCGGAACCATCGATTTGCCGTTGCCACGCTACATAAACAGGAGTTTGCAAAGCCTGTCCTGTGAATGGATCAGTCCAAGACAAACGCATTGAACCGCCATTTCTTATCCATAGTTCTAGATTACCAAAACTGAGAAGATCAGGCTCCCAAGTTTCTCTTTCTTCAATAACTTCTTCAAATTGTTGTTGTGTTTGTGTATTGATAACCCAATTTCCGCTCCAGTTTGTATTCCAATCATTAAAATTGGTATTCCAAGGTATTGAACCAAAACTGATATTATTGTTTAAATTATTAATATTATTAATATTTGTTGGACGAATCTTGGTGTCTTTCCAAATATCAGAAGACGGATTCAGTGTAACAGAACCTCTCCAGAGGAATACCGAATACGGGTTTACATTTACCTTTCGGCTGGCTTTGTTCTGAACAATGTAATTTTGAAGCGTATAGGTTCTTGTAGCAATTCCGTTGCTATGCACAATCATATTGTTATATGAAAGAGGATAAAGCGTAAATGCTCTTTGTTTGAACAGTGGTCTCAGCTCTTTCTTTGTAATATCAATAGAGCATTTGTAATCAGGATTTGTAATTTCTCCTATATTGTGTCCTTCAAAAGAGTCAACAAGAATACCATTTTTGAAACGCGTGTTTCCATCAGTATCTTTTACTTCCATTGCCACAATGGAACTTTCAACAAGAGACAAACTGGTATAATATTCAATATTTTCAATACGCTTTTCCAGTTTTCCAATATCACGCATGGTATACCGTTTATTTTCAATATATTTAATTTTTGTACTGTTCTTGTTGTTTGTATATGGACTCAAATAAATTGTGTACAAAGTCATGCCATAATCAACATCTGCCGGAGGTTTTGGATTTCTGGCACTTGAGCCTTCCAATACGGCAAATTCTCCATCAGCAGTAGCTATAATTTTTACAATTTTTGCAAGATAATAGGAAAGATCAACACTTAACAGACTATATGGAATTGGAGTCTTGTTCGGTGAAATAAATCCGGTTCCGGTAATGTATACAGGCCGGAAATCGAAACAATTCTTCAGATCTACATAATTTCCTTCAATATCTTGAGCAACGTAAATATTCTTGTCATTGCTTGGATAGCTGGAAACGTTATAAAATCCGTCATTAAATGTATGAGTAAACCTGTTGAAAAAGATATGCAAAACTGTTCCATTTGGCAAAGACATGCCTGATCTCAATTTGATTTTACATTCTCTGTAAGCTTCTTCAGTCTGTCCACCATCAAATTCAAACATATAGGTAATGTCCTTGTTTGCTTCAAACCAATCAGTATTATTATTGCTCAAATTTTTGTAGACCTTGATCAAACCAATTCCATCATAAGCTCCTGAAAGAGTTATAAATGTGGTATCATCCAGACCACCGGGAAGAGACTGGACAAAATACCCTTTGCTTAAATCTGTAGTTCCAACAGTAAATTCAGGAACAATTTCATAATATGTGCTTGTATCTACGTTAACATTTTGGCTTATAGTTACTGACTTTTGTGTTTCATTATAATAGCTGATGGTGTAAATATTTGTGGAAGCTCCTGTGCCAGACAGAAAACGGATTTTACAATTCTGGTAATAGTTGTTTATATCTGGTTCATAAGACTGGAGATATACAACGTTGCTGTTTGTGGTTGTCTGGGCGCAATAACCTTGAGAAGTCTTTGTTTTTACAGGAATTTTGATATTTGGTTGAGCATTTACATTTCTTATATTTGCAATAATATTTACAGTTCCCGTAGAAAATCCTGATAATGTCAATATAGCTGTCTGGTTTCCACCACTTAATACAACGTTGTTAACAGAGATATATGCGCCGCCACCACTATCAGATACAAGATAATCATTGGGAGATACAGAATAAAACTGTTCATTTCCGGTAAGCGAAATAGTTACTGTGCTGCTGGATACGGTCTGGTTTGCAAAGAATTTTTTGTAAAAAAGAGAAATATCTGTAGCAGCAGAAATTTTTTCAAACCCTGTATTGTAAACAAGAGGTGTATTTAAAGGTTTGTATAGTGTCTTTGGAGTTGCCAATTTTAGAGTTGCAGCAGGAGAAGACGAAACAAATTTATCAATATCATTGATTGTTTTTCCTGTATTAAGTGAAAAATTGAACACATACAATTTGAATTTTGAGCCATCTACTCTTTCAATAGAACGAACATAACAAGTTCCAATTTGGACATCTGAAGAATCTCTGATTTCAAGCAAACCGAACGCGCCAATATTAAAAAGCCCTGAAGAACCGGATGTAGTAATCAGAAAATAATTATCATAATAAACAGAAACTCCATAATTGTTTGTATTTTCTGTATCACGGGCCTTGTTGATATCAACATATTGTGTAGCAATGGTTTCAAATTCAAATCCGTTAACGTATGCCAAACCCGGACTCAAATATGCCCGCAACTTGCTTTCATCTGAAGGATGATCATCAAGATTCAAAATAAACGGTCTTACGGTATAATTTCCTGATTCATTGTATGTTCTGCGGGCAAGAGTTTTCATCAATTCATTATAATTTGGACGGGAAATCTGTTTGTATAATTTTCCGTCTCTTGTTTCCAGAAGTTCAATAAAATTCTCTTCAGGCGAAGGAATATAATTCAGATCTTTGCTTTGCAGAGTCAAAATTACCTTCAAACGGCTTGCGCCGGGAGCAGAATAATTGTACGTTCCTGTTGCATTGTCCAAAAGTGTAGAATCATCTCCTTCATTGACAATCTGAATTTGAGAAAGCAGCCCTGCTTTTTTATTTGGAGCATTGGAATATTTATCAAGAGGAACTGTCTGGCTGTTGCAAATAACAAACATTCCTTTTGTATAAAAAATTCCATCCGAAATACTGACAGTAGATGATTTACCATAGAAATTGCTGCTTTTGATTTTAGCAACCGGATTTGGATAATTTGCATCATTAATATAATTGCCGGATGAATCCTGAACAACAACTCTGATATCTTCTCCGCCAATAAAAGGAATTCCATTCAATTCCTTTATAATCAATGTCTTGGGATCTGTAGAAGTCTTGTCTGCGGCTGTTGTTACCAAAGCAATTGCACCAGAAGAAACACCTTTGATTGTTCTACCAATTAAAGAAACAGGATTGAATTCTTCACTTGAAGATCCCGGAACAAGCTCTTCCATTTTCAGATATCTTGCAGAAATTGTGTCTATGGTAGTACCACCACCATAGACAATAGATCCATCCTTGAAAATGTGGTTTGCAAAACGCTCCACCTGCATCTGGAGGATGGATTGTAGCTGATTCAATTCACGGGCTTGAACTGCTCTTCCGGGCCGGAAAAGGATTCTCAAAAAATCCTTTTGGACGTCATAATCGTCAAAAAAAGGACTTGCTGCTAACTCTTTGATTACGCTCATACGTATCTATTTATACTAGAATTGAATGATAATCTTGACATCTTCGATTTGATCGCTGTACCGTGTAATTTTTTTTCTATTTTCTGTAAAAAGAACATCAGTATACTCATTTTCCGCGTCAGGCAAAGTAATGGAAGACAAAGTTCCTGAAGCTGCACCTTGATTGATTTCTCCACCAACAGAATATGTACCGGAAACGTTTGTCACATACAGCTTATTGGTTGCATTGTCAAATTTGACAATGTTTGCAGTTGTTCCGGTAATAGTGTGTGTTGCTGTTTCGTCTTGAACGAACGTTCCGCTAACCGAACTTAAATTCAAAATTGTACACAAATTGGAAACCTGAGAATTGATCAGAATTCCATAGACTGAAGCTGTAGTAATCGGAACGTCCCAGTTTGAATCAAGCGTTACTGTTTTGGTTGTACTGTTAAATGCGGTGATAGTTCTGATTTGCCCGCGTCCGGGGCCGCGCAAAATTTTTATCTTTTTGCCTGTTGTTGGATACCACAAAGCGCCAACATCACTTACATCATGAGAATTATTCAGAACAATCGTATTATCAGATGAACTTGCTCCGGCAGCATATACGCTGTTTTTTGCAACAGGGTTGAGAACAAGAGAAATTTTTCGGTAATCATTGGTATCTACAATTTTCCCGCCCTCATCTCCATTTACACGGACTTTCAGCATAAGCGTGGTTGCATTCAGGGAAAACGGAATATCATAACCGTGTATTCTGTTATTGGACGTGGCATTGTACTGAACATACCAGTTATTTGACTCATCATTTTCCTGATAAACCTTAACCGGAATCCAGTTCATTGTAAGAAATTTCTCTGCATCTGTCTGAGGAATTGTATATAGATATTTCCATCTGTATCCATCAGATAAGGTAGTACCACCGGAATCGTCCTCATTAACGTTGGTTGAAGTAGGTTTAACAGTAGAAATGCCCAGATTATTGTTATCCACACAAACGTATACGTTAAGATCATCTGTCACAACATAATACGGATTGACAGAAAAAGGAGAATCAGAAATATCAGGTCTGGGAGCAGTAATGGTTACAGCAGGAGCAGAAGTGTACCCGGATCCGCCATTTGTAACAATGATTGAAACAACACTTCCATTATTGATGATGGCTGTTGCTGTAGCTCCGGTTCCCCCACCACCAGAAATAGTTACTGTTGGAGCAGAAGTATATCCTGAACCTTCATTGATAATTTTGATTGAAATTACACTCCCGTTGCTTATAACAGCTTCTGCCTGAGCTTTTACATACAGTTTTGGTTCACACAGTGTTTCAATATTTTCTGAAGGTGAATACATTTGGTAGCGGGAATTTGCTATCCATTTGTAATATTTTGCCACCCGGATAACGTTTCCTGTAGTGATTTTCTTCATGTAAAGCTGGTCTTTGAAAAAATTTTTTAATAAATCAAAATTATCTGTTGGAATCGGGACAGAATTATCATTAGGAATCCAACTTGTGGATCTTCCGAACGAGACGTATACGTTTTCGTTTTTTATCAAATTGATAAAATTCTGGATATTGGCTTCTTTGAGTTTGTTTGTTACGATACTGGGCATTACCTGATCACCTCTATTTCTGCGTTATAGTTGTGCTTGATCGGGAAAAATCCCGTAAAATAAGTTCTGACACTGTTCATGTTGATATTTAGAGCAGATCCATAATAATTTACATTTGCTGAAGAAAATTCAGGTCTTGGGCTTCCATCCAGAAGAACAGTACAATATGAATCCCTTTCAGAAGAATGGCACATTTTCATGAAAGCTGTGCTGCCAGAATCGGAAAAAATCATGGATATTGACGGGTCTGGAGGTTCTGCTACAAATTCCGGTTCATAATTGTAATCCATGCCAAATCCGGTAACAGTCAAAGAAGATACCTGACCTGAAGAAATTGTTGCTGAAATTTTTCCCAACGTTCCGTCTCCGACACGTTGATAAATTCTGGGAATAAAGACGTAACCCTTTCCTGCATTTTCTATAATTGCTGAAAAAATAATGTTGTTTTGTACATAAACCCGGAGACGCGCATTTTCAAAGTATAAGGACTTTCCAAGGGAATCTTTTTGTAATTCAAAATAAATTCCCTGAAATCTGTTCTTGGACAAAAACTGGGAAAGGTGGGAATTTTGTGGAAAATCAACAACAATTTCATACACAACCCCGTCACCATCTCCTGTCAGCGTTGCTCTTGGTATGGTATAGTATTTTGCTGTTGCAGGCGTGGTAATGTTAATTGCAGTAACAGATCCACCGGAAATGGTTACATTGAATACCGGAGCGCTTCCTCCGGGAGGACTGTCTGTCACAAAAGTTGCCGAAGTAAATCCGCTTCCACCTTTAATTACATTTACAGCAGAAAGTTCTCCTCCAAAATATTCTGTTCCGTCCAGATCATTTATAATACGGTAAATACAATTTACAGGCAATTGTGTAAAAGCGGATTCAACAACAATTCTCCGGTTTACGCCGTCATAAGCAACAATTTTCTTTCTTTGTCCGGCCACGTTTCCGCTCAAAATATACAGGCTGTACCCTATAAGGAACCGCTTTTCAGGATCAGACTGATTATTATTATTTGTTTTGACGCTGAACGGATCATAATCACTCAGTTCAAACGTTGTTGAATTTACTATATTTTTGAAATAATACCCGGGCCAGACTTCCACGTTTACGCTGGTTTCTGTTGTATTAAATGGAGAATCAAGAACAATCTTGTTTTCCGAAACTTTTGTCTGCACAATGGTTCTTCTGGCAGACCAAGAATTTTTGTACAAATATACAGAATATCCATACATCGTATTTGCTTCAAGCAACAGATCGTTATTCAAACTGGTTGAATAAATTTCAAGTTCGGAAATATTTGTATTTGGTGTGACGTCAAATATATCATAAATTGGAGTTACGTCAATGGTTGCATCAAAAAATGGATTTTTGTATACATCGGTAAGTGTCATGCCCAAGGAACGCTTGTAAAGCATGGCATCTTCGCCGGAAACAATTTCAACATCAGGATAAATTATGTTCAGGTAGTACAATTTTGCATCCAGATCAAGCTGACTTTCCAAATCAACAATAATTTTGATGAAATACTTGAACCCGGCAGGGTTCAGAAGTTCATTCAGAATCTGGGAAAATTCCTTGATGTTGAATTCGGACTGAATTTCATACGAAAATTCCTGATAATAGTAGTTGTCCTGAATTCGCTTGGAAGATGACAATTGCCCATTATCATTTTTGAAATAACCATATGGATCTTCTTCAACCGAATGTACCGTAGCAATTATTTCGCCAGTGTTAACAAATTTGAAATTGAACAGGTAAATATCATCACCGGAACTGAAATTTCCTGTGCGTTCATGAATCAACACCTTCCATTTTCCGGGCAATGTCGGATGTGGTTCACATGACATTATTATTCCGGTAACACCATTCTGATTGACAATTTTTTCTCCAATTTTTTCAGTCAAATTGTCTTCTGTCACAATGTAATAATTCTTGATCCAGATTCCATCACTTACACGCAAAATATCTGTTTTTGGATAATAAATGCTGACAGTTGTATTGTAAAGGATTTTGTAAATAAATGAAAATACAGCTTCAATTCCCTTGGAATTATAAATTTGCCGGATAAACTTGACAAATTTTTCAACTTGTACAGAATATTTGCCGTCAGAGTACAAATTTGATGGAAAAGCAGGAATCAGTTCTTCCAGAACATATTTCTTGAAAACCTCATTCTGTATATCAACGTCCCTGATGTAAGACAGATCCTGAACCACATCGTAAACATTTCCCATATCATGGAAAATAACCAGTTCAAATTCCGCTCCTTCTCCTTTTGAATCGGAAACAACAACAACAGGGCGTTCTTCTTTGCTGTACTTTACATTTTTTGAATTTTTGACAAGAACTTTTTCAATACGCCCGTTTTTCACAACAGGAATCAGATTAACCGGACGTGAATCGGTAATATATTGTCCATAAGTGGAGGAATTGACAATTGTATCAATTACCTTGATTGACAAAAACGGATTGACGTAATTTTTTCCCTTGTTGAGAACTTTTACAGCCAGAATTTCATTGGATGAACGGGAAAGGAACTCGTAGTAATTTTTTACAAAAGAGACAAATAACGGATAATTATCCCGGATGTATAGCGGGATCTGGCTTTCCAGAAATATGTCTTTTTTGTACTTGTATTCTGTTGCCATATTGTTACTGTGCTACAATTCTTATACTGATATCTGTCGGATCAATAATCAGAATATCATTGTATTTCATCTGAACGTCAAAAGCTTTCGGTTCTGCAATAAATGACATGGTGTAATCGTTTCTTCCAACAACACTGGAAACATTCATGACCAGTTCAACATTTCCTGTATTGTAATTCACAGTTCCCACCACTTTCCGGCGCACTTTTTCGCCAACGTTATTCACGGTATACGCATAAACGTATCCTCTTTCATCTTCCAGAAAAATATCCAGTTCTGAATTGATTGTTGTATCGGTTTTCATCTTCAAAGGAACCAGATTTTTGAAAGAACGTTCTTTGATTTCATTTTTGAAATTAACTTTATATGTGTTGGTCAGGTTTGGAATAAACGTAACGTATTTTTTCAAAAGAATGAAAGTATTGTTGCCGATAATTGCCGGGTTGATATTGTTGATTTGTGTGATAAATTTGCTGTAATTGAAATAAGTGTCAAATTTTCCCAGTTCGTTGTTGGCAAATTCTTCAATTGTTTCCAGAATTGAAAATTTCATCTGTTCAGCGTCCATTGAAGTTTTTCTGGTATCGTACTTGATTGTTGAATCAAGAACAAGAAAAGTGTACTCGGGATCTACAATTTCAGGAATCACAGTAACAACATTTCTGGACTTGATAATTTCGTTGATGATTCTTTGCTTTTCGCTGACACTCAGTGTGAATCCCTTTTTTGGCCTGATTGAAATAAAAACTTTTCCGTAGATTGGTGGATCATTATCCTGTCCACCCCAGACAGAAACAGACTGTGCAAGTGGATACTCTTTTTCCAGAAAATATTTGTAGTCATTGACTGTAACTGCCCGTTCCTGAGCGTAATAGGCATTCAGCGTATTTTTTCTGATGCTGTCCAGAGGTTCCGGCTCAGACCCGCCATAAGACGGAACAATTGTCAAATAATTAATATCCTGTTGTCCGAAACGCCCATCAATCAGGTTGCCGGAATAGGCAATATTGGAAAGGCCGTTTGCAGCTTCTCCGGCACTTGTTTTGTAATAAATCTGAATTGTGCTCCCCGGAGAAGGCACCTTGCCCAGAATTCCGTCTCCAAAAAGAATTTCATACGTCTGGAAAGGAGTTTCAAAAATGTAAAAAATCCGGGAATCAGCATTCAATGTTTTCAAGTTATTGAAACGTGTATAGGGCATGACTTCATTGTTTTGTGTAATTTCATAAACTTCAACAGTGGAAAGGTCAATATTGAATTCAGGAATAATGAATTTTGAAAGTCCCGCCTGATACGTCTGTTTTACCCACACACCTTCAATCAATTCAATTTCCGCATTGTATTTTCCGTTTTTGGATTCCAGCGTATAGCTCTGTACTGGTGTAAATGTGTATTGCTGGTTGTCGGAGCCAACAGTGAATGTGGCTGTACGCTTGTCCAGAATGATTTTATTTCCATTTTGCAAAGAATTTACAGGCTCGGTAATTTCAATGACAATTTTGATCCTTGCTGATGTTCTTCCTTTGGGAGTGTAGCCAAAATTCTTTGCAATGCTGGCCAGAGAACCTCTTTTAATTGCAGTACCAAGAAAATTCTCGTTAATTGCCATGTTCATGTAGAACATATTGTAATATGTGTTATATGCAAGAATATCAAGCAACAGACTCAAGCCTGAGCCTTCAAAATTGTAATCTGTAAAATCCGGGTTGTTGGCCAGATAATTCTTGATATTTTCTTTGATTTCAGTAAAATTCAGTTCTGAAACTTTCATCTTAGCCTCTCAAGGAAAATGGATACTGAATAAATTTCCGGCAAGTTGATAATGGAAAACGTGACGCTGACTTCCAGAAAATTCTGATCATCCTGCTGATTTATAGTGACGTTTCGCAGTTCCACGCGCGGCTCATAAACAGTCAGAACGTCCCTGATGAATTTCCTGATCATTGCACTGGTTTTGGGTGTGAAATTTTCAAACAATTGTGTATAAATCAACGTACCAACCCAAGGATTCATTCTGCGTTCAAAAATGGATATGAGGATCAGATTTTTGACGCTGTTTTTGACAGCTTCAGCATCAATTAAAGGTACAATATCACCCTTTACACTATCTCTTTTCATTGACAAATCAATATCCTTGTACCGGAAATTATTTTCCATATATCCTATTTATTCAACAAACTCTGGAACCGGAACAGGATAGGTTCTTTGTTTTATTTCAGTTTCTACAGAAATATCAGGCTGCCCCGGTGCAGGCATTACTGGTTTTACAATGCCAATACCGCCAGCTTTCAGCGATTCTTTGGCCTGATTAATTGCAGGATTGGAAGAAACGTTCATGGATTTCAGTTGAATATTCATTCCTGATTGAAGAGTAATGTTTGACCTCGCATTGATTTTTACAGAATCTGCATTTAATTCCAGAGTTTGACCGGAAATGATTTTTGCTTGCCCGCCGACTCTGATAGTACATGATCCGGTTACAGTAATGTTGGAATTGTTGTAGACCATCAAATTATACGGCCCGTCCACAGTCAGATTGTAGCGGTTCATGACGTGTTCATATTTTTCTGCCATTATAACAGAAAATGAGGAGTGGACAATTTTCTCAACCTTTGTACCAGCCGGATAAATTTCCATAAACGTTCCCGATCTGTGCCAGATATGCAGGCGCTCAAATTTTTTTGTGTCATCAATTTCAAAAATATGTCCTGATTCTGATTCTTTCACCTTGTTGTATGGATAAATGGCATTATATGGAGTAGATGGTTCAGACCAGAAAGAACCATCAGCAGCTTTTACCATTTTGTCCAGATTATTTCTCTTTATGAAAACAATTGTGTCTTCAATTTTCTCGTTTCTTGCCAACCTGTTGATGTCATTTTCCTGAATAACACACCCCAAAGGATGTTTTTTTCTGGGATACAGATCAGTTTCAGGTGTTCTTTTTTCGTTTTTCAGTTCAATTCCCAGTCCATCATTCTTGTAAATGCGCTCTTCAACTTTTCTTGGACGTTCTGAAATATTTTTTCCCGGATCCAGAAATCCTGTTTTTTTGTTCTTTGGATACGGATAATCTCCCTTGGAATACCCGCCTCCGAACGTTCCGAAAATAACTGGTTCCTGACAATTCAGCGAGTCCTTGAAAAATCCAACCACCCAAGAGCCTTCTACAAGTCCCAGAGAAAAATCACCAATACCGTTGATGCCAGCAGAAGACACGGGCATCAGACACCATGCCCAATGCAGGCCTTCTGTAGGAATGTCTTCTTTATTTTCTGTATGATGTCCAAATATTCTCACCTGAACCCGGCCCAGTTTTTCAGGATCTTCCCGTGATTCCACAACACCAATGAACCATACAAATTGATCCAAGCCGATAAAATTCGGAATCATTATTCTTCACCTCCGATAGATTCCTTGACCAGTTCCATTACCATCATGTATTTTTCTGAAGTAAAGTGATGATTTATTCCGGTAATCAAATAAAGTCCCGAATGGGTCATGTCAAGTCCGCTGGTTTTTGAAGTATCTTTTCGAAAATCAGGATACTTGAAGTCAACGACATCACCAACAGACAAATTCGGAGAAGCAGGAATACGAATTTTGATTCTGTGATTGCTCAGGAGCGATAATTGAGACGTTCTGACTTGTTTTGCCATATTTACATTGCTTCCATGCTCCATAGATTTCATGAACAATACCATGCTGGTTGAATCAAGAAACGGATTGAGATATTGATTGTAAAACGGATTTTTGTTCAATGAATCAAATTTCCTGTGGAAATCATCACGGTAATTGAACGTTGTATTTTTCCAGCGTTTTTCTGTGACGGAAATTTCAGTCAGGCGGGAAGAATAGGCTCCTTCCATTCCAAGTTTGATCAGGTCAAAATTGTTCAGAACTTCAAAAGTATCGGCAGTAGAATATTTTCTGATATCAACATCAAAGCTGTGTGTTTTCTTTACAAAGTAGTAAATTTCCTTTTTTGGTGGCTGTTTGTAGAGATTGTCAAATGACCGGAACCAGAATCTGGATTCATTTAAAGTCTGGAAAAAAATGAAACTGCTCAGACTGCTTCCGATTCTGGATTCAGTCTGAATGGATTTTTCAGCACACCAGTTAATCGCTCTGAATGGAGTCCAGTTGGGGATGATCACTTTTTCCAGTGTTGTTTGTGTGTTTTCAACAGTTAGCGGGGCTTCAGTCTGGAGGGCATTGAAACAGTATTTTACAATCTCATGGAGAGGTTTTTTGACAAATGATTTACTTATTCTGGTTTTTAGGTTCTGGACATGTTGTTCTGAGACAAATTCAATGCTGTATTTTTTGGCAGTGCCTGTTGCCTGAACGAATTCAGTTGAAATTTTTGATACAAATCCAAGAAAAGAGATATCCAGTTTCTGGATCTGCCCGTCTACTTCATTGTATAATTCTGCATCAAAAAGAATTCGCTCACCACCCAGAATTTTTTCAACACCCGGAAGGTTATCAGACTCAACGATAGCAACGTTGCCTGAATAGGAGAATGCAAACAGATCTTCATAGAGATTGATTTCCAGAAACACATTGCTGATATCAATTACATTTGTTTCTGTAATTATAATAAATCTTTTGAGATTGTATTGTCCGGGATGAAAATTTTCCATTACTCACATTATTTATGTGAGCACATCGGTGAAGATAAAATATGAAAATTACTAAAAAAATAGGGTGTGTTGGAAACCTCCAACACACCCTTTAGTGTGCACAGAAAGGAGACAGCACACAGCAGCAGGCAGCCTTAGATGTTCACCCGATAAATTCTCAAATTGTCAAAAACATAGGTAGTACTATCTTCCGATTCATCAAGCCGCTTCCGGGGAAGGAACTTGAATGGACGGAATTTTTCTTCCGACTCTTTCTCTTCTTCATTAGTTTCAATAAACCAAGGAATTCCACCATGAAATGCCTGAACCACATACAGGGTTCCATCCGGGGCTTCGGCGAAATGCATCCAATGAATCATTTCAGGTGGTTTCGGAAGATCAATCACATGCTTGATTCGTGGAGTTTTTGATGAATTGTGAAGAAATTCCACAAAAATCCACTTCTTCAAAGTGTCAACCCAATAACCGATCCATTCTGTCATTTCTTCGGGAACAAACACAGTAACCATATCACGTTCGGCTACAGTTTCCCGAAGTTCGGCATTTCGGAATGGAGTCAAAGTAACGGCTTCATAGTTTTCGTTCTGTTTGTAAAGAATACATCCCAAAAGCAGGTAATAGGGAGACATATTCTCCCGATAATCTGCGGGATTTTCAGGCTCAATAATCCGGTTGACAAAGTAGTAACCATCTCCGCAATTGAGAAGCTCTATCTTGTCAAAATCAAGATAGCAGGTATCATAATCAATGATGAAAACTCGCTTGAGGTTGCTCATTTTTTTTCTCCTTTCTTCAAATAACCACATACCAGCACGGGCCACTGTAAGCATATGTCGTGCCCTTCTTGTGTTCCAGCTTCTTCCGGTGGAGAATTTTTACCGGATACCAATAAATTTGATCCAGTTCATTCACCGGAACAGGCAACCCGTTGAAATCATATGCCTGAACGATGAAAAGATTTCCCTGTTTATCTTCCGCAAAATGAACAGAGGAAATTCCAGATGAAGGAAAAGGAATTTCGTTTTTCCGAAGAATGTACGGATTCATCCAATAATCCGAATCATCATCCTTGGGACGAGGAAATTCCACCATAATCCAGTCCTTTCCGGTAAAGTATCCAAGCCACTCCTGCCACGTAGCAGGGATATGTACGGACGGCATTCCGACCGCTGCATCAACGGGCTTGGAAAACAGAAAGATGCTTCGGGTAACTACCTTGTAATCAATGTAATCGGAATCCGTTTCCTTGGAAATAATCGTGCCGACCAGTTCATAGTACGGCGCGAAATTTACCTTGAATGGAAGAGAATTTTCCTCCACAAAATCGTTCACATAGAAATGGGTGTTGTCACCGCAGTCAACAAGCCGGAGACAATCCATATCAATCATGTACACCGGGCTGAGAACGCCCAGAGTCTGAATTCGTTTGAAATTCATGATTAATTCTCCTTTCTGCTCTGAAATTATTTCTCCAAGAGATACAGTTCGTACCTCTCTCCATAGCTTGCATTCGGGTTCCACGTGGAACCATTGGGATACAGCCCATTATTATCAGAGATATACCGGACTGCCCCACACTTACAGATGTGTTTGTGGGTGCGGGTATAATCCTCCACCAAAACATCGACAACAGGCTTGTGCTTGTGCCGAGTCTTTTTTTCCGGTTCTGGAGGATATCCCGGAAGCCAGTCTTCGTAAACCTTCACTCCGCGCAGCAGGACGACGTGCCGAAAATATCCACATTCACAGATATCTCTGCGATGCCACGGCCCTTGCCATTCAACGATCATCGGGTAATGTGTGTGCGCCATTTCTCATTGTCTCCTTTCATTTTCAGGATATTAAATTCCAGAATGTTCCCGTGGAACATGGAACATTTTTTTATTCTGAAATTATTGTATAAAGCGGAGCAGCATATTCATCATGTGCCAGAACAGGAATTTTTGTAACCGGATGTACCTTGTGCTCATAAGCTTCAGCCATTGCTTGCTTGGCTTCTTCAAATGTTTCATATGGCCCGGAATGCACATACGTTCTTTGGCCGGAATCATAGATATACCGTGTTTCCAACAGCCAGAACGGGCCTTCGTCGTCTGGTTTTGCTTGAGGAATATTTTCAATTCCGTAAATTCCTGCTTTTTGGAGAAGAAAATCAATTCCGCTCAAACTGTTATTCTCCAACAATTGGTAAAGATTCTTCTTCGTAACATTTTCTTTTGAAGATAGAAGAAAATAGCTTGTATAAGACCCGTCATCGATAACGACGTAGTGCTTACCATTAATTCGATAAGCAGCAGAAAATCCATAGGCATCATCCGCTGCCGTAATCATGACGTAAGGATCAGTTTGGAGAATCTCATGAAC